TGTCTTTAGGGGTTGGCGTCAGATTGACGATCAGAATGGCCACACCGTGGACAGCCAGAAGGATCTCAACTAATTGTTGAGCGTTGGAAAGAAGATTTTCCATAGCTTTTTAACTTCTAGTTTTATCTTACTCAATCCTGTTTGTACGTACTACGGATGCCCATTTCCCCGCCTAGAAGTTGCTGGGCTTTTGAACCGTCCGGGGGTAATTCGTAATATTCCCGCGTGGGCTTCTCCTGCTTCCCCCATTCTTTATGTAACGCTTCCACCTGTTTATCTACAGAATCTAAAGCCGATTCGATTCGCCACAGAATCCAATCGTGCTTGCAGTAATTCAATATTAATTTAACTATCTTGTTTGTTTTTATAGATGGGAAATGCTCTACTACTGCTTTAATTATTTCGTAGCAAATAGCCAACCAGAAGTTGTACTTAGTTTTTTTCATTGATCTTACTGAGAATTAATTGATCTAGCTTATCGTTAATATGATTTAGCCTGTCTCGGATATCTAAAAGACCTGCATTTAATTCCGATTTCATCGCATACGTCGCCGGTATTTCGTTTACTTTGATCTCCACGTCCTCTAATCTTTTCTTAATTGAATTAAATCTATCGTTTATGACGTTTTGTCTCTGCTGGTGAGACCATGTTAAAAACCCGAGAAGAGTCGCTGCAGCGGCTACTAAAGCTTCAGGACCCATTCGTCTGTTTTAACTAAGGTAATTTTAGACTTTTGCGCACACGATCAACCGTTAAATTTCTACTAAACTAGTTGTAAATGGCGAATCAGTCGTGTCTCAGTTTACGAAGAATCTTGAGCTGAATACCGTTGTTAACAGCGGTCTGACTGACCCCTCCCGCCGCACCAACTCCACCCACTTTGATCAGCGCCGAACGCTAAACGCCAGCGGCGTGGTTGTAGTTAACACGACTGCTCGCACTTACGCAGCTGACGGCGCTTACGGTATTTCTGACTACTACCCCCTGACTGTTAATGCCACTGGCATTCTTCAGGTTGATATTCGCGATCAAAATAGCTGCGGCACTGTCATCATTCTTGATTCCGCCGGCAGCGAAGTTATGACTGCTGCTCCTTCTAAGTTCAGCAGCCGAGACAGCAGCATCACTCAAACTAGGATCGCTAGCAGCGGCGCTTACTACGCTTATATCCAGTTGAAAGGTCGCTCCGGCACTGAGTACCGTATTGGCATCGACGTTCAAGAACGTTGAGAGTTTCTGACAACGGATTAGCCCTCATTAAAAAATTTGAGGGGTGTCGTCTAACGGCTTATGCCGACGTGGGCGGCGTGTGGACGATTGGTTGGGGCCAAACTGGTCCCGACGTCGTAGAAGGGTTGACTATTACGCAAGCTCAAGCAGATGCACGATTGCGTGCGGAAGTTGATCGGTTTGCTGAAGGTGTTTTATCCGGATTAAAAGTTCCTGTTAATCAGAATCAGTTCGATGCTCTTGTTAGTTTTGCGTACAATATCGGACTCGGCGCATTTCGCTCTTCCACTCTTTTAAAACTATTAAACGATAAGACACAAGTCTCTATCGTCGCATCTGAGTTTCTTAAGTGGAACAAAGTTAACGGAAAACCGATAGAAGGATTAAGTCGGCGACGCGAAGCGGAGAAACAGCTATTTTTGACCAAAGACCGGCATCCCCTCTTGGCGTCTTCCATCGTTGCTCAGCGTGATACCTGGCTGAAGCACGAGCCCAAACAGGCTTCGGAGCTTGAGGCGGAGCGCAAATTGTTTGTTCCCAAAGGCTCGGCTCATCGCTGGCAGGCCATCACTATGGTCCCCGGTGAGGGTCACTACAAGCTCACCCTGGAGGCTCAGCCCGACCGCACGTGGTGGATGTGGCCGCCAGATTTTAAGATCATCAACGATCCTAAAGAACCCGAACCAGCTTCTCCGGCGACTGTTCCTCGTGTTTTACAGGTTCCGTACTACAGCCAGCGGGATAACAAAGTTGATCCTATGCGCACCTGCTTCAGCAGCAGCTGTGCAATGCTTCTTAAGTTCTTAAAACCTTCGAGCATTTCGGGGGACGACGAATATATAAAAACTGTGTACACCTACGGTGATACAGTGTATTACGAGTCTCAGATTAAAGCTTTGGCTCACTATGGTCTGACCGCTCGATTCCGCCAGGACTACAACTGGGCTCGGATTGATGCTCAGTTGGAGAAGGGTATTCCTGTGCCCATCGGTATCCTCCACCATGGTCCGGTAACCGCGCCCACCGGTGGGGGACACTGGCTAATCATTATCGGCCGCTCGGAAGACAACACTAAATATGTTGTTAACGATCCTTTTGGAGATTGTGATCTAGTTAATGGCGGTTATCCATCGTCAAACGGCAAAGGTTTGTTGTATTCGAAGAAGAATCTCGGTCCCCGTTTTATGGTTGAAGGACCCAACACTGGGTACGTGATCGAGGCTTTTAAGTGACGAACGCTGACTGGGACAATGTCGCCCGCTGTGCTGATCAGCGTGCCGCCGCTAAAACCTTTAGTTGGGATGAAGAAGATTCTCCTTTGGGAGATTTAACAACACGGGAAATGGCCCGGATGCTAAGTTATCGCTCTGCACTGATTGAAAATGTCGTTCGAGATCTCCGATCCCACCCTTAAGACTGAAGGGTTTGATTGGCAAGCCGTCCTTGATTCTTGGGACGTGGTTAAAGAGCAGCGTAAAGCTGACTTTATGGAGCAGCTGTACTTTATGTATGGGTCGCCCAGTGGCCTTTACACCGGGCTTTGGCAAGCTTTCCAGAAGGATGCTGCCGAGTTTTTTAGAGACAATTGGAATTTAGAATTAGATGCAGATGACACTGACGAAGAATGACGCGCGACTATCGTAAGGAGTATAAAGATTATCACGGCACTGAAGAGCAAAAGAAACGTCGTGCTGCGCGTAATAAAGCTCGTCGCATGATGGAGCGGAACGGCCGCGTGAAAAAGGGCGACTCCTCCCGCGAAGTCGACCATAAAAACAAAAACCCCTTAGATAATTCCTCTGATAATCTTAGAATTAGAAGTAAGTCTGCGAATCGGCGAGATCAGTAATGGCGATTATTCCAGGCACTGGTACTAACAAAACACCTGAGGCTACTCCTCAGATGCAGTTCCCGCCTGGTTTGATGGGCTATAACCGCGAACCAGATCTGAGTCTGAGACGCGTTACTAATCTCGATGTTCCCGCTCGCATTGCTGCGCAGCTCGAACATGACCGTGGGGTGTACACACGCCCTCCGGTGCAAGCTGTTGAGTACAACCCCGGCAACATTAAAACCAGTCACTACCCCATGGGTGTTGCTGGTTATAACCAACGGGCTATCGCCGCTCCTGACAGTGCGGACGATATGAGTCAACAGCAGTACATGATGAGTGCTGAGCAGAACAAACCGGAGCAACGTCTTCGGATGCAGCAGGAACTGCTCATGGTCGCTAAGCAGAACTTCCTTAACACTCGGGTTGTTCCTACGGATTATGCGTTAAACACACATAATACCATGAACAACCTCATGTCTCTAGCTAAGGCTAAAAAGCAACAGGGTGCACAGTGATGCGAGAGAACGACTTTCCTATTAGGATGGCCGGGCAGCGCCTGAACCTCGACGCCGTTCGCTTAGCGGGCATCACCCCGTCTGAGATTACGCGACGTTTACGGTATCAGGAAGCTTTCCCCAGCTCCTAACGGAACCCCGTGGACCCGAAATTTAGGGTGGATGTGCTGAGTCAAACAGCGCATCCTCAAACTTTGATTTGGTTTGCACTTCATCAGGACTACAGCGAAAAGTACGTTTTCAACGAAGATCCCCCGCCTGAGACACAAGCGGGTGAAGTGATCGTTAAGCGCCTCCTCTCCGGTGAGCGTGGCCATTACGGTCCGCTCGAACACGCGTCAATAAGTCTTAGCTGCGGTTATTTTCCGCACTCAGTGATGCAGCAGGCACGGACGCACCGTGTTGCCGTATCTTTCGATGTGCAGTCGATGCGTTACACCGGCAATCGGATTTGCCAAGTCGCCGACGGTGTGCTCGATCTGGAGGATGTGTTTTATCTTCGCCCTGTCGGAACTTATTCTGACCGTCAAGGTAAAAAGTACACCTACACCGAAGAGCATCGGAGCGAGGATGTTTTTCTGTGTAAGGCCGCCGCTCAGCGGTACTGCCACATGGTTCGTTACCTCGGCCACGCTGAGGAGCACGCACGCGGAATCCTGCCGTTCGATTTCAGGCAGCATTTCGTCGTGACCTTCAGCTTGCGGTCTTTTCTACACTTTATGGATTTGCGCAGCAAGCTTGATGCGCAGGAGGAAATTCGAAACCTCTGCGATTTAATGTGGCCGCACTTCCAGGTTTGGGCACCCGAGATCGGAGCGTGGTACGAGAAAACACGCCTCCATAAAGCTCGACTCGCTCCCTAAAGCGAAAGCCGGGGTTTATGGCCCCGGCTCTAGTCGCCTTACGCGCGTTCTCTTACTATAGCAGTTTTTCCCAGGGATCAACCGATTCCTGGGTATTTTCGTTTTGCGCTATTGGCATTGGTGCTTTCCCAGCAATTGGCATTTGCGTAAGGATCATTTGCATCGATACCAGCTGCTGCTTTAGCTTCGTGTTTTCCTGGGCGTATCCTTCTACTTGTTTCTGTGCCCAGGCGCTTGCGTTTGCGCTTAGTTGATCGAGAATGTTTTCTTGGTGCGGAAACTTATAGAACGTACCCTGATCCGTTGTTACCTTCTGGCCTCCCTGGGACTCTGCCAGCTTGGTTAGGAAGTTATCGATTCGCTGCAGATCAGCGTCGGCCTCGAAGGCTAACTCCTGTGGGAGGAGGATCCCTCGGTTGTCGCGATAGAGCATGGTGAACGCCCGCGCAACTCGAAGTTTTTCGTGTTCTTGTTCGGAGCGGCGCTTAGCCACCTGGGTCGCCGCCGCTGTCCCTGCGATTAAACCGCCGGATGCTGCGACTGCAGATGAAAGATCTTGAGGACCTGTTGCCGCAACGGTCAGGCTCAGAATGCCGCCGAACAGCAAAGCTCCACCATTAAGCAGATTCAACGGGTTGTTGATCATGAGCTTCGAAAGCTGGTTTCCAATGAGAAATGTCTGGGTTTGATGCCCACTCCACTGGGGAGGGGAGACGATTTGATCCGGCCGCTGCGCGGTCGGTTGTTGGGTCATACGGCTTCAATCGTAAACCGCTGAACACGGCTTTGCCATTAACAAATTTGGGTGCAACACCTTCGACACGGAGGACGTTGCGGATGGTTTCTTTCAAGCGGTCTACGAAACGAGGCTTTGCGGAATGCTTGTATCCGTTCGACTTGCAGAAGTTTACGTAACTGGCATAGAGTTCTCCGTAGGCATTCTTGACGAACATACCTTTCTCAGCTTCATCGGTGTTGGGTCGGAAAGCACCCGCTCCGATCAACGCGTGGCTATTAGGTGCGTACATCGTGCACTCCGCCAGCCAAGCTACGTAGGGGTTATTGAAGATCAAAGCTTCAAGGTTTGTCGCGTTCAGTGAAGGGACATGCTTTACAGGATTGGCTAATACATCACGCATTTCGTCGTACGGCATGTCGAGTGCCCAGGAAACGATGCCGCTGAGTTCGGGCACTAGGTCGCCTTCGAGTCGATCTTGGTAGATGTTGAGCAGATCTCGCCGTTGGGATGCTGGAACGACCTTGTCCATGATGATCGTCAGACGACGCCGCTCCAGACCGCTACTAATGTCTGAGGAGCTGATGTGCTCGTTTGACGCGATGCATACGAGAACTTCTGGCTTGAAGTTAATTACTTCCTTACCGTACTTCCTTTCTGCCCGTAGCGTATCTGACGCGGACGTGATCTTTTTGAGCACATCCAATCGTTTGTTGAAGTTGGCTTCGTCGGTCAAGAGTAAGAGTTTCTTGCCGATCAAGTTGTAACATTCGAACTTATTTGTTTCAATTGTTTCCAGGTTACTGGTGTGAGTTCCTGAGAATCCAGCCAACGCGATTAATAGTTGTTGCATGGTGGATTTACCCGTACCACCAGGACCCACCAAGTGCAGGAAGCGCTCGCCTGTCGTGTATCCCGTCAGCAACGCGCGAGCAAATGCCCGGATAATGATCTTTTTGTCCGGTCCGATGCAGGAATCCAGCCACGCGTGGAAGTTAGGGCACGCAGCGGTTTTGTCGTAGGGGAACGCCAGCTTGTTCCGCAGGTAGAGATCTTTATGGTTGCCCTCCTCGAAACCCAGAGACTCTCCATCCAGGATGCCGTTAGCAAACGGAATCTTGCCCCGGCTGCCACTCCAGATCGAGACACGGCCGCCACTGACAGACTTCAGCAGCTTGCCTTTAAGGAGTTGGAACACAGAGCTAACGGTCGCCGCACTGTATCTGGGCATCACCCCCGCAGCTACAAAGGTATCTAAGGTTTTAATGATCCGCCTTTTAATGTGCTGTTCGTCCTGGATATACCAAATCCCTTCGTCTCCGTCGTATGTAAAGAACTCATCTACAGAGGAATCAAATAAGAACTCTGTTCCGTAGTTATTTACGATAATGTCGGCTACATCATTCTCTGAGAACTGGCGGTTTCCTTGCTGGAGAGAAACCAATTGCGCCGGCGTGGATGGAGTTGACGCCATTTGTTTTTGTTTTGGTGTTGATGTTGATGTTGTTTGCGTTTCGGCGATCTTTTGATCGACTTGCGCTACCAGATCCTCGAAACTCAAGATTGAGTTTGTCGGTTTGGGCTTGAGTGCCGCGATCTCAGCTCGGGTTTCGGCGGGACACAGGCTCTCGTACTGTTCTCGGTTCGCGTTGCGAATCCGTTTCCAAGCGCTGAGGTTTCCGTCTTCTGCCGCGATGATGACCGCTGGCTGCAGCGAGGCTGGCTCTGTGATGCTGCTCAGGATGCGACCGAATTTGCCATCGAGGTCTGGGGGGTATTCGTAGATATTCTCGAACACCCGGTGTGCGGTTGTCAAGGGGGGCTCTTTGGTCGCTAGCCCTTGGGAGTTCAGCCAGTTGCTCCAGCCGATGATTTCTTTAAGGGCGACGGTGAGCGCGAATGACCGGTCATCGACGGGGTCTCCATCGAGCATCGACCTGACTGTCCCGCTGACAAGCTGCTCTAAGTCGACCCCCGTGGGAGCCACAGCCGTCTGTAAAAAAGGCTCTGCGTCGCCGCCTGCTTCAGCCTGCTTCGGCTGCGTCAGGTAGACGGCATATGCCTCTTTAATTTTGTTTTCGGGTATGTATTTATCTGAAACGACAATGAGGCTGTCGGTTCCCGTACCGCCGTAGAAGAGATTGACCGCCTGAGTTGCCCGTCGGTCCGAACCAGGAATCTGGTTGGCTATGTAACGGGTGAACCACTGGTAAAAGTCTGGATCGATGATCGGGACTTCCAGGGCGAAGACCAGCCTGAAGCGAGGCCACGTCTCGGTGTGGGACGGCGAATAGTACGCAAGACTTAGGTATTTGTCACAGATATCTAGGGCTAAAGCTTGAGCGACGTCTAGTTCTTGGCGTTGAATCTTGCCGCCATTTTCATCCTTACCGTCAGCTTGATTGTCGATATCGATGATTATTAAACCGGCTTTAATTGCCCCGGTACTTTTTTCTCTTCGTCGTCCTTCTAGTAAGTGCCAAGCACACAAACCCGCCTGCTGCGTGGTGACCGCATCAGTCAGAAATTCGATTGTGTTTTCTTGAGGCAGCCAGTTGTTATTAAAAGCTGCGAAGTTTCCCCCCGGAGCAATCTTGCCGGTCGCAGGATTGACGTGTTCTGAGACGGCGTGATTGATCGAGAAGAAAAATTCCATAGCTCTCGGGCGTCCGGTCATTCTGCCATGAAGCCCCTTGCGCTGCAGCGGAAGAGGCCGTTAAGAAGAAGCATTCAGTCTTTAAGTTTGTCGTAGAACTGGCGCAATACTTGCAGCCATTGCTCCATGTGTTTCTCTAGCTGAGCCCGGCTAAATGTGAATACTTGAACCGGGTACTCAGGAAGCGGAGTAGACACAATGATTTGAGTTTTATCGACACGTAAATCGAGACAAGTTTCGGCCGCTAAAGAGTATGCAGCGAGTTGAAGTTGTGTCTTCTTTAACTTAAACACACCGCTAACCAAAGCCTTGCGCACGTGGTCTGGGATGTTGTCTTTTGCTTTCGGAAAGTTTGCGGAGTAAGGACCGACGCTGGTTTTGAAATCACCCAGGATAACTTCCCCGTTACCGTCTCTGTAGATGATGTCACAGCATCCGGCGTAACCATGACCGGTGTTTTCGTTGTAATAATGAATCCGGCCGACGCCATCTTGACCTACGTAGCGAGACCACTGAGGTTGGTTATACGGTTTTTCACTCCATAAAATCGTACCTTTCTCTAGCAGCTCATCCAGCTTATCCGGCATTCCGGTCCAATACGGCATCAAATCATCTGCCGGATGTACAGCTATGCCTCGCACATAGTTCTCTACGGCGTTGTGAATCCACGACCCTCTTTCTGCAGCTTTATCAGCTGCACCAGGGTTCATTAGGTTCCAGTGCGCTAGTTTTTTCCTAGTCTCTTCGGTCTGCGTGGCAGATAAAACGCTTGTTACAGACGGAAGTGGTTTAGGAACACCAGCGCAGTTGTAGTGGCGTAGACCGTTTAGAGTTACTCGTGTCTGGGACACATTTTCGTGTCGATTAAATCTTAGTTTACTCCTTCTTTAGAAAGACATTTGAAACCTCGGGGGAGGTCCGATGTCATCATCTTCGTCATCCTCTTCCTCTTCATCGTTTTCTTCGTCTTCATCTGAATCCACAAAGAATTCAGATTTTTGGTACGCAAATTCTCGGTTGCGGTCGTTCAGTTCTTCGGCGAGGCAAAGACCTGCGCAATAAGATTCGGTAATAATCTCCGCGCAGTCTGCGGCAGTTCGAGCCTCTCCGTCGGGCGATACGCATTCCTGGAGGAGTTGATCGGAAACCAACAGAGCTGTGACTTTTTCGAGGAGAGCGTTTGTTTTGTTGAGTTGATCCAGAACATCGCGTTGGAACTTGTCGAATTTCTGCTGACGTGTGTAAGTCATTGGAGGGGAGGTAGTGGATCAACGCGATCCCAATCGAGACCGAATGTAATTTGAGTTCCATCATGCCAGAACTCTGGTTTTTGGAACACGAACCAACAGCTTGTTACTGAGTCCCTAGTCGAACCGATAGCTCTGAACTTCGGGCGTGGGTTCAGGACGATCATATTGCTGATCTTGTTCGACAGCAGGAAACTTTTACGCTTGGCTACTGGTTCGATGAACGAAAGGCGGTCTAAAACCGCTATGCCTTGTGTAGCAATCTGTATGCCATATTCAAGAATATATTCTGTATAGTCACCGAGACCGGTAGTAGCGGCCACAACCCAATCAAATTTTTTGTCCTTTTGACCGACCCACCAGACGGGATCTGTCAGGTTGGCTTCATCCTTGTTTTCGGTGACCGAGAACCTGTGTTTTCGGAGTTGATCGCTCAGTGTCGAGAGTGGATCATATGGGACCAAAATTGATCCGGTGATGAATGAGTGTTTGATGAGGGCGTGCGTAACACCGTTTGGTATTCGGTAAAACGTTTCGGTCAAGAGACCCGCTGCCAAGGCTGTCAGAGTTTAACCAAAAATTCGGATCAGACCACGTTTCGTTGCCTATTATGACTTCAGTGCATTCTATAGATTATGTTAAATCTGGAATGGCTGAGCACAGAGCAGGAGTTCCTACACAAGAGGGTAGTAGGTGACTTCGCCAAGCTCGACCGCGATCAAATGATGGTGATCTTCGAGGGGGTGCACAAACAATATTTGATTCGAAACCACCTGTTTTCTCGTCTCGCCGGTTGGTGCGCTCGCAGCGGCGTGGTTTTACCTGGGTTCGACGAGCTGCTTATGCCTAAAGAAGCTGAGCATCCCTCTGAGTTGGAGCAATAAAAAAGAGCGGATATACCGCTCTCACCTTGGCTTCTTTTGAAGGATAGCCTAAAAATCGAGACCTAGAGTTTTTGCTTGTTCTGCAGTCAACTCAATCGCTTTTTTGCCTTTGGCGCTTGGGGGTTCCGATGTGGTTTCTGCAGTGTCTTCAGCTGACTTTAGTGCTTTTGCTTGAGGCGCAGCACTGAAGGAAGCCGCCGGAGTGCCTTGATGTTCTGCAGCAAATCGAGCTTTGATCTCATTGTGATCTGAACCCAAAGGCAGCTCCACCAGATCAGATCCCGGAATGTGGGATTTGAGTGCAGAGGCGCATAAGTTACCGCCCTTGTCGGTCAGCCACTTATTGATGTCCTCGATCAGCTTGATCTCTTCCTCGTTAGCGGGAGGACGATCAGCGAACTCCAGAGCATTGAAGTTGATCTTTGCTCCGTCGGCTCCCGTCATCGGATCGCGCTCGTTAAAGCTGCGAGTAACAAACTTAGTTGTTGTAATGACGGATGCGCAGTTGATCCGGTTGTTGTAAAGCGTCTGAAAGTAACTGATGAAGTTCTTTTGAGACGACTTGCCTGAGATCATCGACGTTGTGACGCAGCGTGGCGGCAAAAGACGATGGTTCGGAGAGACACCGATATATGCGATGCGCAGGAACTCTTCCTGGTTTCGCATCCCCAGGTTTCCAAAATACGGAGTAAAACCGACGAGTACAAACTCAATCGGAATACCGTTGTCGTTTCGGTCGACGATAGCGGAATCGGGATCGACGTCGGATTTCCAACGACGAGCCTGAAGATCAATCCTCAGAGTATGCGGAGGGACGTTACAGAGAATTTCGTCCTGAGAAAATTGGCCAGCAATGAACACCATGGTTAGTTAGAAATCAGAGAGAGAAATCGATAGAACCGATAGCAGCAGCAGAGACTTTGCCTTTTTCGGGGTCCACAGCTTTCTTAGGAGCGGTTTTAGTCGATTTAGGCAGATAAAGAATTTTATCTACCGTGTAGTTTAGGTAGCTTTTTTCGTCTTTTTCGCTTGTTGAGACCTTACCTACTGCAATGGTAGGCGTCCCAGGCGCTAATTCTGCTAGTTGTGCAGATAGTTCACCCCAAGCCGTGAGCTTAAACCAAGCGGTTTCACTTTCTTCTGTTTGCCATGCAAGTGATCTGTTGGTTACGGTTGTATCGGAGAGTTCTACTTCTTCAGCTTTGGGACCTAGTCCACCCGTGGCCATGAAGACGTTGATAGCCAGCAGGTCTTCGAAGTTGTCCTGAGTTACAACCAGCATGGGCTGCATCTTTAGAACACCATCGATAGTTGGAATTGTTGGACCCATGGCGAGAACCGTTTGCCCAACTTCCAGTTTCTTGAGTAGCTTTCCGACGTAGTGGTTAGCTTTTTGAAGAAGTTGAAATTTGGTTTCGACTCGTTTTTCGTTTGAAGGCAGACTCTCCGCCAGGACATTGACGATACCGTCGTCTTCCTCAGCAGTTGCTGTGACCTTGAGTCCCATTAAGAACAGGTTCATTCTTGAGCTTTCTGTAAATGGTTGAGCGGTGGACGTTGAATGCCTCGGCGATCTGGGTTACCCGAGCGCCTTGGCCTCGATAGGCTACAAGCATTTTCAAATCGCCGCATGAAATCTTTTCATTTTTTTCTTTAGAGTGTTTGAAGTGATAAGGATTGATACAGTCTCGACAGTCGCATTTGGGTTTTGCTGTGTGACCGTCATCTGCAATATTTAAATATCTGATTATTAGGTTTCGTATATAATGCCTTTTACCTAGGGCATAAACACAGGGTGTGTTATTTACTTTAGATCCGTTCCACAGAGAGCATAGTTTGTAGTCAAAGTTGTTGTTAGCTAGATCCCTAAATAATCTGGAAAGCTTAGTTTCTCGTTGCTTTCCGTATGCAATGTTATACGAATCTGATACCAGCGCTCTGGCTATATCTGCTGCTTGAGCTTGCGCGTGGCCACTATCGTTTGCGGATAAAGCTATTTTGAGGTTTACGTTGTCTTTGTGAAGTTCAAGAATATAACGTTCTTGCATATTGTTTATTTTTTCTTCCCTCCGCCGCCGCCACCTTTTGATCCGCCGCCGCCTCCGCCTCCGCCGCCGCCTCCACCGCCGCCTCCGCCGCCGCCGCCTTTTGATCCGCCGCCTCCGCCGCCGCCTCCACCGCTAGAGGGAGCGGGGGCAGAAGCACGTGCTGGCGCTGGAGCCGGTGCGGGCGCAGGTGCTGGAGCTGTTACGGGTGGCGGAGATGGCTGGGGAGCTTTTTGTTGTTGCGGAGCTTGTTCTTTAGCTTGAACGGTTGCAAACTGTTTAGTTTGCGTCTGCGGTTGTTTTGCAGGTGTTTTTATTGCCGCTGCCGGGGAAGCGAAGAACGTAGGTTGTTTTTTAGTTTCCTCTTTCGGAGCATCTTGTTTTTTCGACGTGACGGTAAAACCTCCGCCTTCTGTTTGCTGTACTTTTATTCCTAAAGCTTTTTGCGCTCCCGCTGTGGGAGCAGTGTTCGACTGGGAGGCAGCTTTAATTATCTGCGCGGTCGATAAACCCTTGTTTTGAAGGGAACGAATATCTGCCGTGCTAAATCCCGCTCCGCCGGCTGCCGCTAAGTTATAAGTTTTTCCTCCAACCGTTACTTTGTTTGCGGTTTTCGTGGCAGCAGGAACAGGAGCGGAAGTAGATGTTGTTGTAGTTTCTTGAGTCGTGTCTGTTGTTTGGGTGCTTTGGTCTGTGTCCGCAGTCAGATTTTCTATGTATTGATCTATGTAATCCTGTACTCCGCTGAAGTCAAATTCCGGGAAGGATATTTGCTCTTGCTCGAACATGCCTCCGCTAAAGCTGTCAGCAAAATCTTGCTGATACTGAGCCATTTGATTTTTAAATGATCCTAGAAGATCATCAATACCTAATTGTTGGCGCAAACTTGTAATTTTATCCTGCTGGGCTTTTGTTGCTTCAGCGGCTTGTTTCGCAATAGTTTCGTTTAACAAGCGTTTAGCTTCCGCCCGTGCCGTTTCTCCCTCTTGTCGCGCTGTTTCTGAACCAGGCTTAAGCGTCCGTTTCAGAGACACACGTGGTGTCCGTACAACCGACGCCGAAGCGGCAAGATTTGTTCTCTGACGGGCCATGTTGTTTATTACTTCTTCTTGGAAACTGCTTTGTTTGCTTTAGCTGTTATGGTTCTTGCCTGTGTCTTTGCCGCAGCCTTAGGCGCATTTAGAACTTTCTGAGCCCCGGCGGATACACGTGGCGCCTGCGTAGCGGCTTGTCGGATCTGACCCATCGTCCATCCTTTGTTTTGCATCGCTTTGATGTCTCCGCCACCTAAGCCAGCACCACCGACTCTAGCCAGATCGAACGTCTTTCCTCCAACTTGGACTTTCGTGCTCGCAGTTGTTGGTTTAGGTGTTTCGACCGTAGTCGTTTGGCCAGGAGCACCCGTTTGCTTCGTGGGGAACATTGAGCTGATATCCGGGAGTTCGAATTTAGGCATTTCGAACTTCGGCATCTCGAATTTCGGCATTTCGAACTGAGGAAGATCTCCCAATCCCCCGAGACCAGCAGCTCCCATGCGAAGTGCTGTCGTTAATTCGTCAATCCCTAAAGCTGAGCGTAGGCGACTCACATCAGCAGCATTTAAATTTCCCAGCGTGGTCGGAGCCGCTGTTGGTGTTGCGGTTGCGCTAGGAGTAGCAGCTACTTGCGCGGCGGCTTCATCCCTCTCTTTCTGCGTGCCGGGACCTAATCTGTCTCCTGTATCTGATTTGAGACCTGCTTGCGCTTGCTTCAGCGCTTCGGTTGCAGCAGCCAGCGTGTCTGAAGAAAACCCCTGCAGGGAACCTAATTGCTCGCCTGCAAATCTCCGCCGCCGCATTTTTAACTAGCCATATGCTCCAATACTAACTTGTTTTAACTGGTTTTGTTTCCTTGAAGTACCGTCTCAGACTGTGCCCATTCTTAATAACTAGATCTAAGGTTTTCATGTAGTCTGAAGCTTCTTCATAGGATTTAAATTCTTTAGCTTCGCTTAAATCGTTTGCATATTCCACAACCTTCTTACCTTCCATTACGCTTTTTACGTAACCGCCTTTAGGCGCCAGAATGAACCAAGTCTCTCTAAAACGCAAATGCGTGAGCTTGGCCACTTCAGCCTCGGTGTATAAGACACATTTTGGCTGCAGTTTACTCGCCGTCTTCGATTTCTCAGTCTTTTTTAGGTTTACTTGAATTTTGTGTACTCGCTTGAGCGAGCGTGCTTTGTTACTGGCGACTAATGGAGACTTGAACGGTTCTGGAATCAGAAACACAGATTCTTCTGACGTTATGAAAGCGAAGTAGTTCTCTCCTGCTTTCAAGGTGAAGACTTCTTTTTCTGGATTCTTAGGGATCTGTACTAAGTCCATTTGAAGGATGTTTTCGGAACTTTACTTCGCTGACCAGTCTTTGCCTATGCCGGGTTCTGCGACAAGACGAGTTTTTTTGAACACCGTATCGCCCGCGTGGATCATGATATCAGCAAGTTTGTTTTTCCAAGTTTCTTCCAGTCCTTCCTTTACTTCCAGAACGCATTCATCGTGCACCACGGCAATTAAACGAACTTCATCGTTTAGAAATTGATTAAGCTCTCCTAATGCAATCTTAAGAATGTCGGCACCTGTGCCCTGAATCAAAGTGTTTGCTGCGATTGTCATGCGAGCATCGTCGTAAGACAGCAGACGCCTGCGACCTAAAGCTGTTCTGGTGTAACACCAACCGTCCTGGACGAGCGCTCCCCTTTGCCTGTGCCACTCCCGTAAACGTGGATATGCGCTGTGGAACTTACTGTGCAGTATCTTGCTTTCTGATAAGCTCATGTGCACTCCGAATGAAGCCGCTGCATATGTTTTGAACTTTCGGAATCCGATTCCATAAATAAATCCAAAGTTCGCCCCTTTTGCCATCTGTCTTTGATTTTTTGTTACTTCTGTAATATCACAGTCGTTTACTAAACTCGCTGTAAGCGTGTGCAGATCTATGTCTCTGTTATACGCTTCCTGCATTTGTGGGATGTCTGCTAGCTCAGCCAGTAGCCGCAGCTCCATCTGCGAGTAATCCGCAATCACAAGCTCATATCCCTTGCTTGCTTCGAAGCACTCCCGAAAAGCTTTTAAGCGAGGAACTTGCTGGAGGTTGACCCCGAAATTAGTTTTTGGTTTGCTTTTAGCTGTTTTCGTGGCACCAGAGCACGTGAAACGACCGCTGTTAGCACCTACTTGATTGTAGAAACTGTGTATCTTATGCGTCATAGGGTTGACGTTTGAAATTAGTTTTTCCGCGTGCTCTAAACTTGTTTCCATTTTTACCCGCTCTCTATATAACTGCAGCGTAGGATCTTTGCTGTCAAACTCAGACAGCGCTATCTGATTCAAAGTCACTTTCTTTGTTTCTTCGTTTATCGGTAGTTCTACGTTGCACTTCTCGAACGCTGCTGCAACTTGCGCCGTCGATCCCGGATTGAATTCTTTATCTGGTTTCTTACCAACCAGGATTTCCCCGTCGATCCCACGTGGCAGCTTTTGCCCCTCAGGCAACCGCGCATCCAGCGCTTCTACGAATTCTTTAGTCTTATTTTGAAGTTCTTTCTCAATGTTGGCTTTGAGCGCCTGCAGTTTTTCGATATTGACCGTGAAGCCGTGGTAACTCATCAGAGCCACGGGGCGGATGCATCTGGATTCGATTCCGTAAATTTCTAAAAGAGCTTCTTCATTTAGCTCTTGTAGTTGTTCCGCTGCAATCGCCGGCAGGATATCTACATCTTTCGCTGCGTATTCAATTTGATCCAGCGTGAGTTCGGCTGCGCCCCAGTCGGTCAAACGCTGTTCCTTGTCGACTTCCATGTCTAGGCGTCTCATTGCCACCGCTTTCAGTGAGCACGAGATGTCCGCAAAATATGTTTTGTTTGATTTGGGGGAAACTTTCTTTTCTTGGAACCCTGCCCTCAGAACCCTTTCAGCAATATATGTGTCGAAAATTTTGTTTCTGAAGTCGATTCCCATGCTGTACAGAAATTGAAGGTCAAACCCGAGGTTGTGCCCCACCAGCATCTCCCGACTTTCAACCAAGCGCTTTAGTTCTGAAACGACTTTTGTTTCGAATAAATCGAACACATAGATTATCCGATCTTGAACCTTAGGCGATGCGTCGCAAACCTGAAGCAGCCGAGGTTTTGCGATTGTTGCCTGGAGCCCCGTGGTCTCCATGTCTAGGCAAAGTTTTTTGAAACTGTCCAAGTCTGATATGGCTGCTCGTGCGTCTTCGTCGTTTTTAATTAGTGTGATTTTCATGGAACCAAAAATAAAAGCCCCAGGAGGGCTGGG